GTGTCGCACAGAAGTTTGGCGTTACTGTAGAGTTCTCACCAACGGGACAAATTGTAAAGCATCACTATCCTTACTACGACAAGGATACTAATAAGCCGACAGGGACGAAGGTTAGACAAGTAGAGACCAAGGGATTCTACGCAACGGGGAACTTTGATAACGTAGGCTTGTTCGGTCAGCAAGCATTCAGGGAAGGCGGTAAGTACATTACCATCACGGAGGGAGAAGCAGACGCACTGGCAGTCAGTGAGATGTTCGACGGCAAGTGGCCTGTAGTGTCCATCAGGTCAGGTGCAGCAGGGGCCAGTAAGGACATCAAGGCCAACTTGGAATGGCTTGAGACGTTCGACAATGTTGTTGTGTGTTTTGACAACGACAAGGCAGGACAGGAGGCAGCACAGTCAGTACTAGGATTGTTCACCCCCAACAAGGCTAAGAACGTAGTACTACCCTTGAAGGACGCAGGGGATATGCTCAAGGCCAAGAAGGTACAGGACTTCACACGGGCATGGTGGGACGCTAAAGCCTACAGACCGGACGGTATTGTCTCAGGGTTGGACACATGGAAGATGCTTAAAGAGCAGAAGAAAGTAACCTCCATACCTTATCCGTGGGCTTGTCTTAATGAGTTCACCTATGGATTCAGACGGCAAGAGCTAGTTACATTCACTTCAGGCTCTGGCATGGGTAAGTCTCAGATAATGAGAGAGCTACAGCATTACCTATTGATGAACACAGAGGATACGATAGGCATCCTAGCGTTAGAGGAAAACATCCCTAAGACCACTGTAGGTATTATGTCTGTTGAAGCTAACAAGTTACTACATAAACCAGATGTAGCAGAGACTGTAACAGAGGAGGAAGAATATGGTTACTGGAAACGTACTTTCGGTTTAGACCGCATTCATCTTTTAGACCACTTTGGTAGTGCACAGGAAGACCATCTAATGTCCCGCATACGTTACATGGCTAAGGGCTTAGACTGTAAGTGGATTATCCTAGACCACTTGAGTATCGTGGTATCTAGTCAGGAGAACGGCGACGAGCGTAAAGCCATTGACCGTATTATGACTAACTTACGTTCTATAGTTCAAGAGACTGGCGTTGGTATGTTCTTAATCTCGCATCTTAAGCGTTCGGCAGGCACAGCACACGAGGACGGCGGTAAGATTAGTCTAGCAGACTTACGTGGTAGCCAGAGCATTGCACAGTTGAGTGACATGGTTATCGGTTTAGAACGTAATCAGCAACACGCGGACGAACAGATTAGAAACACTACGTGCGTTAGGGTAATGAAGAATCGGTTTGTAGGCTTAACGGGCGCGGCTTGCTACCTGTATTATGATTCAGAGTCAGGCCGTATGATTGAGACAGCGTGTCCTTCCGAGGACAATGTGGAGTTTTAGATATAGTATGACGCATAATTACTTACGTAAGAGGCAGTAGGATATATCATTATGAAGCAGATAGTCTTTGACATTGAAGCTAATGGGCTTAACCCTGATAAGGTTTGGTGCATTATAGCCTACGAGAGGGAGGCTCAGGAGTACACAACTTGGTCAGGAGATGACCTACATTGTTTCAAGGACTGGATTAAGGAGCAAGGTGAGTTAGAGGTCATTGGTCACAACATCATCGGGTATGACATTCCAGTGTTGGAACAACTACTCGACGTAGACTTTAGCAAGTGTAAAGTTACTGACACATTAGTTATGTCCAGACTGGCAGAGCCATCACGTCAAGGCGGTCATTCATTGGAGAACTGGGGTCAGCTACTAAACCAACCGAAAGGAGAACACAGTGATTGGGACAATTTTTCTCAGGATATGGTGGAGTATTGCCGCCAAGACGTTAGAGTTAATGAACTTGTTTACCAGAGATTACTTCGTGACCTTAATCTCTTTGGAGCTGAAAGCCTTATGCTTGAGGGTCAAGTACAAGGGATTATTAGCAAGCAAATTAAAAGCGGCTGGCTGGTAGACCAAGAGAAAGCATTTGTACTCTTGGCGGAGTTGAAGGAAAAGAAGATGGACTTGGAGGACAGGGTACATGAGAAGTTTAAACCCTTGCCTACATTTATTAAGGAAGTAACCCCGAAGGTCAAGAAGGACGGCAGCTATTCCGTAGTCGGCCTGAAGTTCTTGGGGGAGCAATGGGAAACAGCAGTAGCACCATTTAGCAGACTGGACTATCCAGAGTTTAACTTAGGCTCACGACAACAGATAGGTCGTTACCTTAAACACTTCGGATGGAAACCAGAGACCTTTACAGAGAAAGGACAGCCAATCGTTGATGAGAGCGTTCTTAACAAGGTGAAGGGTATACCGGAAGCGGAGCTTATTGGTGAGTACCTTATGGTACAAAAGCGTATCGCGCAGATACAGAGTTGGTTGGACGCAGTTAAGGAAGACGGAAGAGTCCACGGTTACGTCAACGCTAACGGTGCGGTAACAGGACGCATGACACACTCAAGCCCCAACGTGGCTCAAGTACCGGCAGGTAACGCACCCTACGGTAAACAGTGCAGAGAGGTTTGGACAGTGCCTACAGGCTACAAGTTGGTAGGTATGGACGCAAGCGGATTGGAGTTACGTATGCTTGCACACTATATGAACGATGAGGCATACACAAATGAAATACTCACGGGAGATATTCACACGGCAAACCAGTTGGCTGCTGGCCTTGAAACTAGAAATCAAGCAAAGACTTTTATCTACGCTTTCCTTTACGGCGCAGGAGATTCAAAAATCGGAAGCATCGTCGGAGGAACTGCAAGGGATGGTAAACGACTTAAGGAAAAGTTCCTACGAAATACGCCAGCTCTTAGAACACTACGAGAACGAGTTGGAGTGGCTTCAGGAAGAGGTTATGTTCTTGGCTTGGATGGACGAAGGGTCGCTGTACGGTCAGAACACGCGGCATTAAACACTCTCTTACAGAGCGCAGGTGCAATCGTTATGAAGAAAGCACTGTGCCTACTGGATGAGTACGCCACGATGTACGGCATTGATTACAAGTTTATAGGAAACATACACGATGAAATCCAGACGGAGGTATCAGAAAAGGACGCAGACTGGTTTGGCAAGTTGGCAGCATCATGTGTTGAAGCAGCAGGACTCCACTTCAAACTCAACTGCCCTCTCGCCGGAGACTATCAAATCGGAACCGACTGGAGCCAGACACACTAAACAAGGTGACAAGAATGAACTATAACAGACAACTTGAAGATAAGACTAGATTGACAATTAATGGTAAGCGTTACCGGGTAGGCAATCCGAACCACCCACACTACGAACTGTACAAGAAGCATGGCATTGATGCAGTACTTGAGGTCATGGGTTTGGTTGAGGTCAAACAGCAGGATACATTCCCTTGGGGCAGTATATTCTTTCTCGCAGCCCTCGCAGGTTTGATTGTCTTCACCACGATGGGGAGCTAACATGAAGCCTAACAAAGCGGATAGGAAGAAGTTTGATTTAGACTTGGCATACGGTGAGGTACGGGAAGACAAGATAGCCGATATGTTACAGAACAAAAAGATAGAGGTTAAGTCCGAGAAGGATATGTGGCAGAAGACTGGTAACATTTGCATTGAGTACCAGTCATGGGGCAAGCCTTCGGGCATAGCGGCAACTGAGTCTGATTACTGGTTCCATAACCTGTGCATAGGGGACGATGAGTACTGTACCTTGGTGTTTGATACAAAGGTATTGAAGAAGATAGTAAACGGTTTGGATACGTTCAGGACAGTATCAGGCGGCGACAACAACGCAAGCCGGATGTTCTTGGTAAACTTACAGAAGCTATTCTCAACGGATGTAATCAAAGCATTCAAGGAATTGGAAAATGAAAACGACTAAGACGCTAGTTAAAGACATCTACAAGATGATGGAGACAAAGGACGCTGACCCATCAGTAGACGTTGAGGCGGAGATTGAGAAGTTCGGTGAGGCAGTAAAGGAGTTAATGCGTACTGAGTTTGGCAGAGAGAAACGAGAGGATAAGCGTACACTCAGATTGTCGAACATTGGACGCACAGACCGTTACCTTTGGAATGTAGTAGCAGGAACAGAGAAGGAGAAGCTAGAGCCACACACTTACGTTAAGTTCATGTACGGACATCTAATTGAAGAGATGCTGTTATTCTTAACACGTATGGCAGGACACACAGTCACAGACGAGCAGAAGCGTTGTGAGGTTGAAGGCATCCAAGGCTCAATGGACTGTAAGATTGATGGTGTGGTTACGGACGTTAAGTCCGCCAGTAGTTTTGCATTCAAGAAGTTTAAGGAAGGCAAGCTGCTACAGGATGACCCATTCGGCTACGTAGACCAGATTAAAGCCTACGCCCACTCTGAAGGCGAGACTCAAATTGGTTGGTTAGCGATGGACAAGACGAACGGACACCTCACGTTCCTGAAGTACGACCTCGAAGACCCCAAGGTCAAGGCAGTGTTGGACTTCGATGGTACGATAGTTGACCGGGTAAAGCACTTGAAGGAGATGGTAAACAAGCCGGAACCAACAGGCTACTGCAATCCCCCGGAGCCAGAGGGTAAGTCAGGTAACATGAAGTTAGCAATGGGTTGCTCTTACTGTCAGTACAAGAAGCATTGTTATCCCGAGCTTAGGTTGTTCAACTACTCATACGCACCGAAGTACTTGTGTAAGGTAGTCAAAGAGCCAAACGTACAGGAGCTGAAAATCAAATGAGTAAGCAAACCAAGAAAAAGAAAAAGTTTAGGTCAGGCTTGGAGTCAGCCCTGTACGACCAACTCAATAAAGAGTTTGAATATGAGCCGTACAGACTGCCCTACTCAATACACAAGAAGTACGTACCGGACTTTGTACATGATGGCAAGAAGATACTAATCGAGGCAAAGGGTTATTTCAGGGTAGGCGACACACAAAAGTACACCGCCATCCGAGACTGTATGCCTGAATGGGAGTTAGTGTTTGTATTGTCAGACCCCTACAAGAAGGTACGTAAGGGTGGTAAGATAACTATGGGACAGTGGTGTGAGAAGGAAGGCTTTGCTCACTTCACCGTAAAGACTACGAAGGAATTACTGAAATATGTGAGGGATAAAGATGTCGTTTGATGAATATAAGGAACAGTTCTTACGCGACCACGACGAGATAACTATATTGGAAGTGCTAGAGATAAACGGTGAGGAACTGTTGGAAGCATTTGAAGATAGATTGATTAGATATAGAGAGGATACTTATGAGCATTGATAAGTTAATTCATAAAAACAATGAGTTGTTCGATGAGTTAGAGTTTTGGAAGTCAACAGCTATAGAACAGGGCGCACCTGAAGATGCTTACGAAGACTGTCTTGCTGATGTAGCGCGTATGTTTGAAGAGATAGACCCATACAACACAGGAGAAATACACGGATGAGCATTAATGAAGCAACCCCTGAGATGTGGGACAGCCTTAGAACAAAGTACGCAGCCTTGGTAACCGAAGAACAGGAGGAAGATAAAGTGTTACATAAAATAGACAATGTAAACAATCCTGAACATTACAACACAGGTAACATTGAATGTATCGAAGCTATCGCTGAGTCGATGTCTAACGAACAGTTCAGAGGCTACCTCAAAGGCAACTGCATGAAGTACCTGTGGCGCTATGACTACAAAGGCAAACAGGTAGAGGATTTACAGAAGGCTCAGTGGTACTTGGCTAAGTTGTTAAATGAAGTAGTGTTGGAAAACGAGGGGTATCGGTGATGGCACAAGGGCAGACACACGGCGGTACCGACAAGAAGAAATACGAAAGCAATTACGATGCTATCTTCGGTAAGAAAAATAAAGACAAACAAGATAAGGAGAAAAAGAAGAATGGATAAATATCAACAGTTCATACACAAGTCACGCTACGCACGTTGGATGTCTGAGGAAGGTCGCCGGGAGACTTGGGAAGAGACAGTACAGCGTTACGTAGACTTCTGGAAGAATCGCGGTCAGTTGGATAATAAAACAGCGGAACGTCTATACGAAGGTATCCACAGCCTGAAGGTCATGCCCTCAATGCGCTGCCTTATGACTGCCGGTGAAGCTCTGGACAAGGACAACGTAGCAGGGTTCAACTGTAGCTACCTAGCCATTGACTCACCACGCAGCTTTGATGAGCTTATGTACGTCCTGATGTGCGGTACTGGTGTCGGCTTCAGCGTTGAGCGTAACTTCATTGCAAAGCTACCTGTTGTTGCTGAGTCCTTCCATAAGACTGACACAACGATTGTGGTTGAGGATAGTAAGATTGGCTGGGCATCATCATTCCGTGAGCTTATCGCTATGCTGTACGCAGGTAAGATACCTAAGTGGGACATGAGTAAGGTTCGACCAGCAGGTGCAAGACTCAAGACCTTTGGTGGTCGAGCGTCAGGCGCTGCTCCTTTGGACGAGTTGTTCCACTTCTGTGTCGCTGTGTTCCGTAACGCGGCAGGACGCAAGCTAACCAGCATTGAGTGTCACGATGTCGTGTGTAAGGTAGCTGACATTGTAGTTGTAGGTGGTGTTAGACGTTCAGCCCTGATTAGTTTGTCTAACCTGTCAGACGGTCGTATGGCTAAGGCTAAGTCAGGAGCATGGTGGGAGAACGAAGGACACCGTAGATTGGCTAACAACAGCGTAGCGTACACAGAGAAGCCAGACTTCGAGGCGTTCCTCAATGAGATGCAGACGTTGTATGAGTCTAAGTCAGGTGAGCGTGGTTTGTTTAGTCGTGTAGCAGCACAGAAGATTGCAGCTAGGAACGGTCGTCGTGACCCTGAGCAGGACTTTGGCACTAACCCTTGCTCTGAGATTATCCTACGCAGTAATCAGTTCTGTAACTTGTCCGAGGTGGTTGTACGTGAGGACGACACAGCGGAGACCCTGAAGGAGAAGGTAGAACTAGCGGCCATCATTGGCACCTTACAGGCCACTTTGACGGACTTCCGATACCTACGTAGGGTATGGCAGAGAAACACCGAGGAAGAGGCTCTGCTTGGCTTGAGTATGACTGGTATCATGGACAACACATTAACGTCAGGTCAAGGTGACCCGGTAGAGATGCAGGAAACATTGGAGGGACTACGAGATGTCGCTATCGCAACTAACAAAAAGTGGGCTAAGAAACTTGGCATTAATCAGTCTGCTGCCATTACATGTGTTAAGCCGAGTGGTACTGTGTCTCAGCTTGTTGATAGTGCTAGTGGTATCCATCCTCGCTTCTCTAAGCATTACATTCGACGTGTACGTAGCGACAAAAAAGACCCGCTTGCAGTCTTCATGTCAACAGCAGGATTCCCAGTAGAGGATGATGTGATGTCGGACACCTCGTCTGTGTTTAGCTTCCCTGTCAAGGCACCGGAGACTAGCGTTACGGTTGCTGAGGTTGGAGCCATGCAGCAGCTAGAGTTGTGGAAGGCGTATCAAAACTTCTGGTGTGAGCATAAGCCCAGCATTACTGTGTACTACACGGACAATGAGTTCCTGCAAGTAGCACAGTGGATATGGGAGAACTTTGACTTGTGTTCTGGTATTAGTTTGTTGCCTGTTAGTGACCATACGTATCAGCAAGCTCCTTATGAGGACATTAGTGCTGAACAATATGAAGAACTACTAGCATCAATGCCTAAAGATATTAACTGGAATGACTTGGTGTACTTCGAACAAGAAGACAACACCACCGGCTCACAGGAGTTAGCGTGTACCGGCGGTGCCTGTGAGATAGTTTAAATTAATAGCTATATGCGTACTCTAAGTACCTATATAACAACTTAAGTAAACTTGGGGGTCATTGCGACCCCCTTTTTACGTCTTGAGTTTAGTCTTTATCTAATCTTTCATTGAACCTTTCAGCACCACCACCAAACCAGTTGTAGAAAAGAGTACCGACAACAGGTATTCCTTTCATGGCCTTGGGATAGTCAGGCTCATCTTCAAAGGCTTCCTGTCCTAGTTCAATTGTTGATTCAATCAGCGGAGTAGCAGGTGTTATCAAGTTGTAGGCAGCGCCCGTAAAATCGCCTTGCTTTATGTAACGCTCACTGGTGTACTTGTTCAAACCAAAGACACCCAACAACGCCCACAAAGCTCTATCAGGTATATCTTCAGGACGTACTTCTCTTCCCAGAATCATATCCTTAACAGCCTGTGTTCCTGTATTAGCCGCTGTTACATAACCAGCATACAAAGTAGCATTCTTAATTGCTTGTGCTTTGTTTCCTTTTGCATACTCCTGTACAATGTTTCTTCTAACAATGTCGTACTGCTTAAGAGTAAAAGATTTAAGCATGTATAAGATACGACCATTTGGTGTAGTCAAGTAAAGCTCGGGCATCTCAGATAAAGCAATCGGCTGAATGTCTGCTAGTTCATTGAACATGTGCAGCTTTATATTCTCGGACATGTTACCTGCTTTAAGGTCAGATACTAACGCATCTATCTCATCACCATATACCTTGCCCCACTCCTTCCTAAACGCAGACTCCCCTTTAGGTGTCTTTACCATTCCCTTTGCCTTACGAAGAGAAGCATTCATGTGAGTTTCTTTAGATAGTCTGTCCAATCTTTTAAACCCAACAATACCCATAGCTTTATTTAAAGCACGGGCAGTCAGACGTGCGTCTCCGTGTGTAAGTTCTTGAGCTACGGCATTGTCTAAACCTACATCTATGAGTTTTACATTCTTCTCCCCAAGCATGCTGGCAATGGTATTTCTAAAGCCTTTCAAGAAACCTGTAGTACCTAAGTCACCTAGCTGGGTTATGGCGGATATAGGGTTAGCGATGGTTCCCATATAACCCAAGTCTCTAAGGGCAGAGTTAGCTGTATGCGGTGTTTGCTCCCCACCTATAAACCTAGCTCGTAACAACTCTTCCAGTTCTTCTTGTCTTTCTACTGGTATATTTCCCTCTTCCACTTCTTTTGCAACAAGATTACCCACAGAAGAATCATAGTCTACAATTGAGTCCTTACCTAACTCTACGTCCCTACCGAAGAACTTACGTTTTTCAATATCATTAACAGCGCCTCGAATATACATAGATAAAGACTCTTCGGGCGAAGCGTAATACTTCATTTGCTCAGGGGATACTTGCTCAATTTGTCTTTCTTTTACAAACCGAGGTTTACCTCCGTCTACTTTCATACCGTAACCCCGCAACTGTAAATCCAACACAGCACCACGTTCTTCCCGTGTTAATTTACCTACGGATGTACCTTTACTTTTAGCATAGTCACGGATAGCTTTATCAAAAACACCCTTTTCACTTTTACCTAAGCTCTTTTCTAAACCCTTAAGGTCTTTGACAAGCCGTGGGAAATAGTTGTCCACCTTGGTAAAGGCGTGTCCAGTCTCTAAAAGGTCATCCCCTGTCTTAGAAAGGAGAGGTTCAATTACATTAGAGAAAGACTCTCGTACTTCAGCAGGCATCAGACCTCTAGCTGCTTTAAAGTTTCCGTTGTATAGTTGACGTGCTATTTCGGTTTTCTGACTACTGCTTAGTTTATTAATACCGGCTAAGAAAGGTTCGGTAGTGTTCATTAAGTCTTGAGTCTTCTTGTGTGTGTTAAACTCAAACTTACGTAGTCTACCAAAGACAGGCTGAGATATGTTACGTATACGCGTAGACAACGCACCTGCCAATTTATCCAAAGATTTGCTGTATAAGCGAGACACAGCGCTGTCGTTTGCAAGAGCATTGTCAATAGCTTTAGCCGCTGAATCAGCATTAGCAGGAAACTTTATTTTCCTACCTGTGTTGCTCATAGCAGCTGTAAGTTTAGCGCCGTTAAAACCTTCTTCCGTTAATTGAGTAATTGCTTCTCCGATTGTCTTACCTTCAGCAGTAAGTTCATAGGCTCTTGCTTGCGCTTTATCAACCAGCTTGTTAGCAGACCTGCTGCCTACAACTTGTACTGCTTTACGGGTAACACCTCCCAGACCACCGCCCGCTAGTGTGCTTATCGCTGCTTTTACTGGGTCAACTTCGCCCTTCTCCGCTACATCCTGAAGAACGCTATATCCACCACCAAACATGCCACCTAAAGCGGTAGCTGCTTTTACTGTACCACCCATCGGTATTGCTAATGCCACAGGGTCAGCTAGAGTTTTAGTTATAGCACCCAATGTCGCTGCTTTACTGTCGGCAGACTCTTGGAAAAACTGACCATACTCTTCCTGTAAGTCGCGTTCTCTTTTCCTGAGAATCATCTCTCTACGTTCTTCCGTTGAAGCTTCTAAAAAACCTTCTTCGTTTTTCTCGTCCACAGTTCTTTCAGGGATACCATACTCAGAAGTTAAGCGACCACCTCCTGATTTCATAGGCATGTATGTTTCAAGCAAGTCAGCGGCGTAGGAGAGAGTGTTTCCTGCTTTATCGACAGCATACTTAAACTGAGTCCAAGCATCGTCCTCTCTGCTTCTGTAAAGCTTACCGTCATAAAACCTGTCGCCAGCTACAATACCCTGCTCTTGCAAATAAGGCGACGAGAGGACATCAGCTTCCGTAAGTATTCTACCCTGAGTAACGGCGTCTTCGTCCTTAGAATACTTACGTATAATCTTACCGTCTTTAAATAAGTCACCAGCGAGAACACCGTTTTTTCTAAGGTATTCGGAAGAGTTTATGTCTTCCAATGTAAGAGTACGCTCAGTAGGCTCAACCGGAGCTGTTGCTTGTTCTTCCGTTACAGGGACAGCAGCTTGCTCTCGTCTAGCTTTACGAGTAGTAATGCGTTGTTGTTCAGCCATTGCTTATCCTCTTTCTGATTCAATCGGCGCACCTTGGAACATATCAGCAGAACTAGAAGTCCCCGGTGTAACTGCTGTTTCTTGTTCTTTTCCTGCTGGTGTTGTGGGGGCAACGCCCATCGCTTGCAGAAGAGCAGTCTGCATGGGTAGGTCTGGGTTTTCCCTACGCAGCTCTTCAGCTTTTAAAAATATAGGTCTAAGTTCGTTAGTTTTCTTTTTATTTCTACCGTATACTCTACCTTCTACCGAAACACTTTCCGGCCAATTATTCTTATTCTTGATAGTACCTAGGTAGTTGTCTAAAATAGAATCATAATTTTTTATTTCTTCGCTGCTTAGTGTAGCAGGGGCTCGTGGCTTTTCAGGGGCTTTTTCTGCACGGAATAAAACACTTGATGCAGTACGTAAATCACCGCCCTGTTCAAGGAAATCAACAATTTGATTATTGCCCTGTGTCCGCGCTATACGTAAAAGGGAAGTTCTAATGTTAGTGTCTTGCTGTAGCTCCTTCGCGGCTGCTGTAGTCTTAACAGCACCAGCAAAGTCACCAGTACCTTGTTGTATCTTAGCCAACTTCATTAAGTCTTCTGGGTTATCTGAACGTAAGGAACCCAAGGCAGCGGTGAGCTGTTGTTGACGAGAAGGAGCACCACCGCGAGCGACACGACCTAAGCTACCCTGAAGTCGTTGCGCTTGTTGTTGACCAAACATACCACGGAAACCGGGAGTACCAGCAACAGGCTGTTGTGTTGGGGTAATCTCCGTGAGCATTCTCATTAAATCTTTAGCCATTGTTATTCTCCTTAGTCAAACAAGCCGCCAATAAAACCACCGATTTGTTGTCCGATTTGACCACCGAACACGCCTTCTTCCCCGGACGCAATGGACGGGTCTTTTAAGACACCAGCTACTAACTGCTCTTGTAGTGTAGCCTCTCTACCTAACAAGCTATCAAGCAAGGAACGCTGCTGTTGTAGTCTCAACTGGTTAGCTAAGTCTTCAGCCTGCATACGAGCTTCAATACCACCTAAGCCTAGTTCAGCACCATACTGCGCACCTGTTCTACGTCCAATATCCGCAAAACCAGCAGGAGTAGCAGCGGCACCAAAGAGTCCCAGAGCCTCCTGTTGTGGTCTATAACCAGCACCCAACAAGCCAGTAGCCCCTGCAAGTGCCTGCTGTTGTTCAGCCAATGCTTGTTGTCTAGCACCTAAGCTGGCTCTTGACATAGCTTCCTGTCGTGCTGTCTCCTGTGCCAATAACTCAGGTGAAGCACCACCATAAGCAGCTGAAGATAGACCCAAGCGACCTTGGGACAGCATACGCTCTTCCAATGCTAGACGCTGACGTTCCTCTTCAGGACGCTGTGTAGCTCTAATCTGCTCAAAGATAGCTGCTTGCTGTGCCGCAGGGTCTTGCCCTACCTGCCCAAACAAACCGGCTGCTTGACCCATTAGCTGCTCTTGTAGAGCCTGTTGCTCAGGAGACAAACCAAGAGTTAAACCACCTTCAGGTGTTGCCGATACATCAGCCAAAGTGCCTGTGACTGTGTACGGTCGAAACTGAGTAGCTTCCCCTACTTGTCCAGCAAGACCTGTAAGAGCTTCTTGTTGCTCACGACCCAGTTGTTGAACGTCTTGAATGTTCTCACGTCCTAAATAGTAATCAGCGGCACCTCTAGCTACGTCTGTAAAAGTCTCGCCTAAATCAAATAACCCGTTACTCATTATATTAGTCTCCCTAACAGAGCGTGTATGTCAATTTTTTGAATAGAGAACTGAGCATCGTTAATCTCAGCTTCAAGGCCAATCGTCACTACCTCACCGCTACCACTGGTGTTTACCTTCGGAGTGTTGATAAGAATAGATGAAGTGTATTCACCGGTAGTGTTGTACTCAGCAATGCCGTACTCGGCTAGAGTTCCTGTACCAAAGATAAATGCTTGTTTGGTATAATTCTCTGTGTAGTCATAACCCCAGTTAAGAGTTGTGGGTGTGTTTTGACCACCAATAATAGTTAAGTTAAATTTTTTCAAGAACTTTAGGTTGGACGTATTGCCAAAGTCCAAAGGATTACTAAAGTAACGCATCTCGTACTTCTCAGTCCCATCTAAGTAGCCACTGTACTTTACAATACCGCTGTCCTTACCTATGTAAATAGTACCGTCTTCAAGAACAGCAAACGACAGTGGGTACAGGCTTGACCAAGTAGTAGCACGCTGAGAACCGTCCTCTAGTGGTGTTCTCATATCAAAACAATACGCAGTGTTACTATCAGGAAGTGTCAACACATAGAAAGCATTGTCAGAACTGTACACAGACTTGATAGGATTGGTTTGTAAAGCCACTAACGACATTAAATCAGTACGTACGTTTTTACTAATGTCACGCATAGGCAAGGACTTTTCTTGTATAACTCTTGCAAAGCTACGTACACCTGAATCCGACAAAAAGAGAATATCTTTTCCTGTGTGCTGTACTGAGTCCCGGGCGATACAACCAACGCCCTCTACGGTGTCTGCAAGGGTCATAGAGGCCGGAGACTCTGCCCCGGAGTACACCAGTATAGACTTCTTGCCAAAGATGATTAGAAAGCCATTGTGAGCCGCTAAGGATGTTACTTCGTCAAAGCCTGTAGGCCATACAGTAGTCAAGTTTAAAGAACCTGCGCTACCGCCGTGCCAGTTAGAGCCGTCAAGTAAATCAGACCAGTACACTGTGTAACTGTTATCTGTAATATCCGCTGCCCATAAGCGACCAAAAGCAGCAAGAACTTCATTACCTTCAGGTGCTGCGTGTGCACCGTCAACTACCGCTATAAGTGTTGTACTTCCAGCTACGCTTACTAAAGCTGCGTGGTCTTTCTGAAAGAAGTAAACATCGTTGTTAAAACTAACCATCTCCCAGTTGTCAGCTGTAATAGTATAACCGCCGGGTAGGGTTACTTCGGTTAGTGTAGTAGTTCCTGTAAATATTTTATTGTTACCAGCAGAAAAGACTGTTTTAGTGCCATCTCTTTTAATATACTCAAAGACTGCTTCAATACCACGACTACTTCCTAACACAGAAGAACCGTTGGTACTAACCTCCTCCCAGCCTTCTCTTGCACCGATACGACCCAGCTTGTCAATAACACAGTTGTCTGCGATAGACGCATACGAAGGATTACCACCAATAGGTGAGTCCTGTGTGTTAAGGCCAAAGAATCCCGGCGCTGCTACTGTAATGTTCTGTAATTGTTGAGCCATTATGAATACCAGATAGTTTCTTCGGGGTGTTTGGCTGCATCGTAAGCGATGGCATCAGACAGTGAGACATCAGCCAAACCAAACAATTCAGCAGCACTTGTGCCACCAGTCTCTCCACGCTCTCTAGCGCCTAACGCTGTAGCCATTTGAATTACAGGCAACGAGGGGACTGTGAGCCTGTCAGCATCGTCAGTAAAGTCAGCAGTACGTATTGCAGAGTTAAACGTCAAAGTGTACGCTTTGTCAGGGTTAGGATAAATCTCAACAGTGTCATCACCGTTAGCGTCTACACCTTTAAAGCAGTAGTACTGAGGCTTACCCGTGGGAGCCGGGGTTACTAAGTTCTCGTTGTCCATCCAAGCAGAACCACGGTACTGTACAAAGTTCTTAGAAGTTTCATCGACAACGTTAAAGACCTTCAAGTTAGTACCTGAGCCTGTCAGGGAGTATGTAGTAGTGTCGGCAACAAGAGACACCTGTAGCTCATCGCGCAAAGCAGTCCAGTCGTAAGCGTCCTCTACTGTTCTCTTAGCGTCATTTACAAACTCTCCGATAAGCTTAGAGTAACTGTTCTCAGACACAGTGCTAACTTCCTCTTCACGGAGTCTGCGCAGTACACTGTTTACCAGTTGTAAATATGTCATGTATTAAACCCTTCTTCCTGTTAATAAACCCTGTGGTCTTTGTTGTATTGGTTGTAAAAACTGTCCTAGTATGTTTGTTTGTGATAGCATAGGCGCTGTTGGAGCCTGAGCAACGGGCATTGTAGGTTGCTGTCTTGGTATTTGTATCTGTGGAGCTTCAGTTATTTCAGTTTCAAACTGTAACATATCCTTAAACAAAGTGTCAGTAGTTCTTGTAGCTGCCCTTTGTGCAGGCATAAACGAAGGCATAGTTACTTGCGGTAAGTTAAGATTAACGCTAGGTAAGTCTACGCTAGGTAAGTCTACGCTAGGTAAGTCTACGCTAGGTAAGTCTACGCTAGGTAAGTCTACGTCCGGTATAGCGTCAACTACTGTCTCTACGACATCACCAACGCCTTGTCCTACGTCCTCAACTACATCACCAACAACCTGCGCTACGTCCTCTACAGCCGCTCCTGTGTCCTGAGCTACGTCTTCAATAATATCACCAGCTGACTGTCCTATGTCTTCCAGAACGTCCCCTGTGGCCTGTAGAGCGTCTTCTCCTGCCTGTAATGCCGGGTCTACAACTTCTTCACCTATGTAGTCTAAAACATCGTCTACAGGGTCAACAACACCTTCTTCAACAGCATCACCTATGACTTGTGCTACGTCTTCAATTACATCACCAGTCGTCTGGGCTACGTCTTCCGCAACGTCTCCTATCGTCTGAGCAACTGGGTCTACAATCTCTTCACCCACAAAGTCTAAGACATCATCTACAGGGTCTACAACGTAGTCTTCAATAACGTCCCCTACTTCCTGTGCTACATCTTCGGCAGCTTGTAAAGCAGGGTCTACGAACTCAGAACCAACGTAGTCCAAGGCATCATCTATTGGGTCGATAATAACATCTTCAACTACTTCTGCGACAGGCTCTACCGCTTGTAGGATAGGGTCAACTATTTCGCTGCCTAGTAAGTCAATAATATCATCTGCTGGGTCTATCAGCACGTCCTCGGCAATGTCACCGACTACTTGAGCGACATCTTCTACACCATCAAAGATAGGCTGTAAAGCGTCTCCTACGTTCTCAACTACTTCTACGATAGGGTCTAAAACGGAAGAAAGGTCACCAACGTCTATGTCAGGAACACCCCCGAAACCACCACCTTCAGTTATGTATTCTACTAAACCATCTTCCAAAGCTTCTTGAAAGTCACCACCCTCTATGGCAGTTTCTAAGGCTGCTTTTGTACCCTCAATAAAGTCAGGGTCGTTTGCAAGTGCAGGGGGTATACCGATTGCTTCTAAGTTGTCGCTTATCAAAGTATTGCCTTCAAGAGCTAAAGCAGCTCCTAAAGCATCTTGGTCACCGATTGCGTTAATAAGGCTTGTTGTCTGGTTGTAGGTTAAGTTACCTAGTCCTATCCCTTCTATCGCTTCAACAGCGGACAACGCACCGTCTGTTCCCATTAATAAGTTACTGCTCATTTGCTGACCGGTTGTTCCTCCCAATATAGGATTAACCATATCACCGTCGATAGGCGCAGCAGGCGGAGCAATAATACCCGCTTGTTCCAAACCAGCAAGAGCTAGATTAGCATAATCAGAACCGTGTAATGTCTCACCTGTAGCTAATCTTACAGCAGAATAAAGCCGTTCTGACGCACCACCTGTGTACAAAGCAGCAAAAGTACGCATACCGGGAATTAAAAACTCATCGCGCCATTCATTCCACGCGCTATACTCTATCGGAGGTGAGTCACCGAATATACGAAGATTGTCATAGTATCTTAACTCGTTTAGATTTTCTCGTTTATATTGAGCTTCTGTTTCCGGAACATAATAAGTACTTGAATCAACAACACTCCATGTAGGGCCTCCCATTGGATTGGCATCTGGGCGATAGCTTATTAACGCCATTTCTCCCTTTTCTACGCCAGCGGCAGGAACAGCAGCAGGTGCAGGTGCTTCTACAATAAGAAGGGGATTTGCTTTGCCTTTCTGAGACAAGTTCCACTCATTACGCCACGCCTCCTCGTAATCTTCTTTTTCTATCTCGCCTCTTTTTTGTAGCTCCTGTAAATAAACTACCCTTTGTCCAAAATCTAACTCTTCATACTTTTCTGTAAACGCTGATATATCTTCTTCACGAAGATTATCCATAGCCGCTGTGAAGTTTTCTTTCTTTTCTATAAAATCTTTTCCAAGCAGTTCACGCCCTTCTAACTCATCGCCGCTGTTTTCGTACCAATCTATTGCGATTTCTGGGTCTACTCCTCTACTTATCATTTGATTATAAAGATAAGCAATACTATAGTCTGATAAATCACCACCAGCACGTCTTCCTACGGGAGTCCAACTAGAGCCGGAAGCGCTTTGTGCAAGAGCTTGCTGACTAAAGATTTCTGGGACTGTTTGAAAGGAAATGTCAGCCATCATTTCTTCATCATATTCTATATAAGGCAGGTAACTACTTTCCATCTGCTCTGCATACTGTTCAGGGTCAGACAGCATATCTACTTTTCCAAGGTCACTTCCTGTTATAAATACTCTTGAAAACGCGTCGAAAGGGTCTAATTGTTCACGGTATCCGGTAGCCTGTCCTTGGACTTCTTCAGGCTCACCACGGTATCCTGAACCCGCACCAAACTCTACGGCAAAAAGGTCAGGTTCCGTATCAAAAACACTGTCTAGGCTTACAACTTCTTCAGCCCCAGTATCGTAAACATCCATAGGCTGTCCCATAGCAACAGGACGACCAGTATAAACAGGCTCAGGGGTTTGTGTCGCTTCCCAACGAGCTAAGTCTTGTTTGTAAATACTGCTTGTACGACCACCACGGTAGCGGCTGGGGTCTGGTTTAGGTAGTGCCATTCTTTACCCCTTTAGTTTTCTCTACGGTACGTAACGCACCCAATCCTAACATACCCATAAGAACTGGCATCATGGTTGACAAGTCTATAAGGGGAATGCTGATTGTAGAATCGGCAAGAGCCAACGCAAAATTTGCCATCGGTATAACCAAGAAGTTACTTGCCATTGCAAGACAGCAAGTCCAGCCGACAGCCGGACGCCAACCTGCGACAAATAAGTTTTTATGCCCTGCTTCAGCTTTGTTTACCTCTATCTGTGCCATTGCACTTTCATGTGCATGTTTCTGCGCCATTGTTGCAATTTCATGCGCTATCTTTTGTTTGACGTCAGCGTCAGGTATAAACTTATCCAGTATGCTTGTTACGGGCTGTATTAAAGATGTAAGTATACTCATATTATACACTATTTAGTCTTGTTTGTCAAGTAGTTTTTTACCGTGTACTAACGTTTGTACTGTGTCTGACTCATATATTCTAATACCCAACCAAACGATTGTGAATATAGAGGCGACTGGTGGTAGCCAAGCGGCTAATGCTAAGATACCTGTAGAGGCTGCGGCTACATCTACAACTTCTTTTGTTTCTTCAACCATGTTTAAATCCTTTAAAGGCTTGCAAAGTAAATGAATGCGTATACTAAAATAGGAATTAACGCTATAGATGTCCCTACTATAATAATAAACTGTTTTAATAGTTTTATATTCTCACGTTTCCTAGCTGCCGCTACGCGCTCTTTTCTTTCTCTTTCCTTACGACACTCTGCTTGGTAGTTTAACCAATCGGAATACATATCAGGACGACCTGCGTATATCATGTAGTCCTTAAGCCAAACCTCTTGCTCTTTAATCTTCTCAA